CAGGTCGTGGTATGTCTATATCACTACTATACTGTGACGAGTTTGCATTCGTAAGACCAACTATTGCGAGTGAATTCTGGACATCGATTACTCCTACATTAGCAACTGGTGGTAAATGTATTATTACATCAACACCAAACTCAGACGAAGATCAGTTTGCACAAATTTGGCGCCAAGCTAATAACTGCTTTGATGAATTTGGCAACGAAACTCCGCTGGGCAAAAACGGCTTTAAAGCATTCCGCAGTAACTGGCGTGAACACCCAGACCGCGATGAAAAGTGGGCTAGTGAAATGTTAGCACAGTTAGGCGAAGAACGTTTCCGTCGTGAGATGGAATGTGAATTTATTATCTTCGACGAAACATTAATTAATCCTGTTCACTTAGCTGAAATGGCCGGGATCGACCCAATTGAAAAGCAAGGACAAATACGTTGGTATAAAAAACCTGAACGTGATAAGACTTATGTAGTAGCACTAGATCCTAGCTTGGGTACAGGCTCGGACCCTGCGGCTATACAGGTATTTGAAATGCCTGGCCTTAAACAAGTAGCTGAGTGGAGCCATAATAAAACTATTGTACAACGTCAGGTTATTATTTTAAAAGAAATTTGTCAATATCTGTCAGATGTTGCTGGTAACACTAATGTCTACTACTCTGTGGAAAACAACACCCTGGGTGAGGCCGCATTAGTTGCTATTAATGAAATTGGCGAAGAAAATATACCAGGCACATTCCTTAGTGAGCCTAAAAAAGGCGCGGTTGGGCATCGCTATCGCAAAGGCTTTACAACAACAAACAAGAGTAAATTAAGTGCTTGTAGTAAATTTAAGAGTTTAGTAGAAACACGTCGCTTAGTAATAGCCAGTAAACCCCTTATTAGCGAATTAAAGACTTTTGTTGCTAGTGGCAATAGTTTTGCTGCAAAAATAGGCGAACACGACGACTTAGTAATGAGCGCATTATTAGCTATACGTATGATTATGCTACTACAGCAATTTGACGCTAATTTAGATATGGAACTTAAAGACAGCATAGATAACTTTATTGAACCCATGCCTTTCATAATGATATAAGATAAATACTTACATGTCTAAAGAAATTGAATCCGTAGCTTCCGCATTATTTGATAAAATCCGCTCAAGATTTAGCAATCTAACCTTGGGCGACGAAAAAGCCAAGGCTTGTTCAGACCCTACTGTTGCTCGCTTTTTTAACTTTACTTACACAGGCGAAGATGGCGCAGAATTTGGTAATGTTACTATAAGTTTAATTGACGAAACAAGTCTAAAAGTATATTATGGTCAAAACATCTCAGGAGAGATGGATCGCGAACAACGCAAAGAATGGTATGAATTTCTGCGCAATCTAAGACAATTTGCAAAACGCAATTTACTAACATTTGACACCCGCGATATTAATAAATCTAATTTGGATTTACAAGATATTAAACAACAATCAAAAGCCGACAGCGTTTATTCTACAGATGAAATTGCTGTTACAGAAAGTCGCTTGTATGGAACTAGTCGTAACAGTTATGCTGACCTTGGCGAATGTAAATTAATTATCAAACACGATGGTTTAGTTGATGACGAAAAGCGCGGAGATCGTGCTCGTCGTATACGTGAAATTTTTATTGAAACTGCACGTGGCGAAAGATTTTTATTAGATCATACTAATCTCCACGGTGCCCGAGCAATGTGCCAGCATTTAAATCATGGTGGCGACATGCATGATGAACGTGCTCAACATATTAATAATATGGTTAAAGAAATGGCTGCAATGAGTCATTTTGTTCGCAGTACTAAACGTCGTCAATTTGAAGATAGAGAAACAGAAGAAATGACACACGCAGCAGTTCATCATTATGATCAACTAAAGCGTACACTACGCCAAATGCGTGGCGCCCGCGGATATCGCAGTTACTTTGAAACATTTAGTCCTGTAGAAAATCCGTTGGAAGATATTGATGTTGATGCATTAAAAGAACGTTTTGTTAAAAAGATTTACGATGAACGTTTTAACGATGCACTACCATATGTATATAGTGCTTACAAAAAACAAAAGGCAACTCCTAAAGATTTAGACAAAGAATTAGAAGAATGGGCCGATGATGTAACAGAATCAACTTGGGCCAAACCAGATAATACAGATAAAGTCACAGCACTACGTGAACTATTAAAAACACCAGTGACAGTTGGTATAGACGGTATCGATGCACAAACTAAAATTGAACCTATTATTGGCGACGATGAGTTAAATGATGAAATAACTCAATTATATAGAGATAGTGGCCCAGATGCTGATGCTACGCCATTAATCAAAAAATGGTTAGTACAATACATGCCCGGTTTACTAAATGATCTAGAAATTGGTAAAAAGAATAGTCGTGATGCACAGACTAACTGGCAACAACCAACTAGCCCACAGTCCGCAGTAGGCGACGAATACGGTAGTACACCAAGTCATCCAAATGTATCAAACATGACCATGGAAGATGTGGATTTGGATTTTATTCGTAGTCTAGCAGGAATTCGTAAATAACTTACTAACCGGTAAGTTTAATGGAAATTTTAAAATCAACAAATGGCTTTCCTTATGCATGGAAAGCCGGTAGACTTGAACAACTAATTAGAAGTATATTAGAAAATAAAGCACGTCAACAATTAAATGTTGACCGTGTTATGTTTATCAATCCAACTTGGCTACACGAAGATGATATTAGCCAGCGTATCAAAGAAGCCAACCCAGACTTTATTATTTGTCATAATTTTGCTGATCCAGCGGTACCTAAAATATTTGATGCTGTACAAAAATCTGGAATCCCACACGTAGTAATAGGATATTCGGCGCAATGCTTTTTAGATTTTTGGGCATTAATGTGTGATTTATATTTTCAAAATTACGAAGAACATGACGTGCAACTTGAATCAACTGCACGTAAATTTATCTGTTTAAATCGTAAACCCCACCCACATCGTGTTAGCTTAGTAAACAAACTTCTTCCTTTGCGTGACCATGGTTATATTAGTCTTGGCCTACCCGGCGAAGCTGCAATTACAGTTGATACGGAATTTTTTGACGAGCAAGGTATCAAAGACGAGTACGGTACATTAGGAGTTGATGGAAAGGTTACCCAACGCATACGCAATGATATCTTTAGTGTTGGCGATCCTAAAATTTGGAAAAATAGTTATCTTTGTCTAGTAACAGAAACAGAATTTACTAATGCTTATCCTGAAAACTTTTTTATTAGTGAAAAGACTTGGAAGCCAATAATTGGTTTACGACCATTCTTTGTCTATGGACAAGCACCAATGAGAGAGCATTTAAAAGCCAGCGGGTTTGATATATTTGAAGATATATTTGATTATAGCCTAGTAGATAATTCAGCTGGGGACTGGATGCGACAAGAGCAATACGCACAGGTAGCTGTAAATGCTATTAACCGTGTGGGTAATCCGTATCAAGACTATCAACGCTATTTTGGTCGCTGTCAAAATAACAAATTAAGATTCCGTACCTATGTATACGAGCAGTGGAATAATTTAAATAATTTGGATTTAACTAATTATGTTTGATGTTCCTGCTTGGTCAATGATCAATAATCCCTATTACTATAAATCACGTAATAGTAACCGGTTACTAATTACAGTTGGGGATTCGTGGACCTATGGTGATAGCCTGGGCAAAACACGTATTCGTAATGGTATTGACGATACTGAATATCGTCTTGATCATGCATATGGAAATTTATTAACAGAGAAACTTGACACTGACTGGATGAATCTTGCCTTACCTGGTGGTAGTAACTATTGTATGTTAAACTGGTTAGGACAACTATTAGACCGTCGGCATAATCAAACAACAGTTTGTATTATTACTTTAACCGAAGCAGGACGTCACGAAGAACAACGCTGGGCACAAGGCAATAGTTTACAAACAGCACTAAAAAATATAGTAGCAAAAGAATACAGTATGATTAAGGAATTACGTTTACGTTTTCCCAAGGTAACATTCAAAGTAGCGCATAACTTTACAGATAGTTTACCCGACTATGGAGTTATAGAAAAGTCTTGGTTAGAAGTTTTAACTGGACAACCAGTACAAGACGATACTTACATTGTTGTCAGTGATCATATACGTCAATTGAATTATGAACGCACTTACCCAGATACCGTAGAAGTGATTGATCGAGCACTAAAGCGTATTGATATCTTAGATGCTTGCAAATATTGCTGTAAAGAGGACAGTCGTCATCCCAATGAACAAGGTCATCAACTATGGGCCGAATACTTGGCAACACAAATATGATAGAGCAAGCAGTTACCGTTACCCCAAACGAGATTGTTATATTAGGACAGTTCTTTGTACATAAGGACTACAGTATTACACGTAAAGACTTGTTATTAGATATACTGGCAAAAGACTATATAGGACAACCAATCACTATTAAATTATATGATGGAGAAAATTCAGACTTTAGTGGATTTGAAACTTACATCAAATATCTATGCGATACTGTTGGCATTCCTTATAAGACTGTGACATTTGAAACACACAGTCCTAATTTAGATCCTGACTTCAATTTGGTACAATTAAAGCTAGGTATTTTTATCAGTGTTAATCAATACTTGCCTACAGACTTTGATAGAGACTTGACCAATGCAAAATTTGTTGGCACTACCCTTGGACGTTATAATTTAAATCGATTACGTTTAGCCTATGAGTTAGACAAGGCCTTCCCGGGCGATACTTACATTACATTCCAACCAAATAAACCGTTTATAAATGATACACTACGACACTTTAGTAGTCACTATACTGACGAACTAACATGGCTTGAAGCAAAAACATTTGATGTAGATCTAGTAAGTAAACATCATATGGGTATGATTGACTGGTATGATGCTTGCCGTAGTTATGGTAATGTTTGGAATCGATTTCAAATTGAAGTCGTAAGTGAAACAGACAGTATAGATAACTTTTGGTTTACTGAAAAGACTGCTAACTGTTTAGCAACAGGTAAACCATTTGTATTAGTAAGTGGACAGCACAGTTTACATAGATTACGCAACATGGGATTTATAACATTCGGCGATGTAATAGATGAATACTATGACTCAGCTCGAAACCCATATGAGCGTATTAAAAGGTTGACAGCTAGCCTCAATGAGCTGTATACTAGTACAAGTAAAGCAGAGAAGTTACAAGAGCTTTATGATTTAGCCGGTAAAAATATCAAAATTTACCAAGATTATTCGGTTCGGTAATAATTTTTAAAAAATCGTTTGACAAGCTAAATAGTATTGTTATACACTAGCAGGGTGCTAGAGTATATCTAGGCAAATTTTAAGACCATCTTATAAAGGAAATTAATCATGGCAACAACATTAGCAGAAATTCGTGCAAAGTTACAAGCATCAGAAGGCGGTAAAGGCGGTAACAAACAAGCAGGTGGCGACAACGCTATCTATCCACACTGGAACATCGCAGAAGGCTCAACAGCTCGCGTTCGCTTCCTACCAGACGGTAACACAAAAAATTCATTCTTTTGGGCAGAACGTGCAATGATTCGTTTACCATTTGCAGGCGTTAAAGGCCAAGCAGACAGTAAGCCAGTTGTAGTACAAGTTCCATGCATGGAAATGTATGGCGCGGCATGTCCAATCCTAGCTGAGGTACGTCCTTGGTTTAAAGATCCTTCCCTAGAGGAAATGGGTCGTAAGTATTGGAAAAAGAAGTCTTACATTTTCCAAGGCTTTGTTCGTGAGAACGCATTGTCAGATGACAAGGCACCAGCTAACCCAATCCGTCGCTTTACAATTAGTCCACAGATTTTTAACATCATCAAAGCGGCATTAATGGATCCAGAAATGGAAGAATTGCCAACTGATTTCCAACGTGGCTTGGATTTCCAGATCGTTAAAACAAGCAAAGGTGGCTATGCAGACTACTCTACAAGTAAGTGGTCACGCAAAGAGTCAGCATTGACAGCAGAAGAACAAGCAGCCATTGATGAGCATGGCTTGTTTAACTTGTCAGACTTCTTGCCAAAGCAACCTACAGAAGTAGAATTAAAAGTCATCAAAGAAATGTTTGAAGCATCAGTGGATGGTCAACCATACGATGCTGACAAATGGGGTGCGTATTACAAACCATACGGTTTAGATACACCCAATGCAGCTCCTAAGGCTGTAGCGGCAGATGATGCTGATGATGCACCTGTTTCAGTAGCAAAACCAGCAGTTGTAGTAGAAGACGAAGATGAAGCACCAACTTCTACTGCTCCAGTAGAAGCAGCTAAACCTTCTAGCCAAAAGGCAGAAGATATTTTAGCAATGATTCGTAATCGTCAAAAGCAATAATATAATAGTAGCTTGCGTCTAAATAGTGGGGGAAGACGATCCCCCACTACCTGTTTATGCTATCTTATCTAGATCCGCTTCTTTTCCCCGACGAAATCCTGGTAGTTGAACTTGACCCAGGTCGTTTTGCCTATCCTATCTATAAAAATGGTAGTAGTGGCCTGCTTGAAAAATCTCGTTCTGTAACGGGACCGGAAGTCATTAAACATTTAAAAACTATAGAAGTATTTGTTCGTGAGCCGTTTGAACGTTATGTGTCGGGAGTACAAACATACTTACGCTATAATTCACATTTAGATCGTGCAACAGCACTGACAATGATTGATCAATACTTGTTTTTGGATCGCCACTTTGCACTACAGTTCCACTGGTTAGTAAACCTACAACGATTTAATAGTAATGTATGGATGACATTTCGTTCTGTAACAGAACTAGAGAATGAAATTGGAGAAACATGGAACACTCTAACACGTGATCAAACACTTGTAGATTATTTTAAAGAAAATCGTAAATTACATTTCTACCTACAGCTAGATAAAGTCTTATATTATGAATTCCTGGGACAGACTGTAACATTTAAAATGATATTGGCATATATTAAAAATACCTATCCTGGACTTTATGAAGAGGTGATTGAACGGAGTCAGCAATTATGCGCTGTCCTAGACTAGATCACTTTGTACGTTTTAATCACACTGGTAACGTAAGTCGTTGCGGTCATATGATCGGCGCTCCAGAGTTTGATACATTAGAAGCCATGGAATCAAGTCGTTGGTTACAAGACATTAAACAATCAATGGACAAAGATATTTGGCCCAAGGAGTGTGCTCGTTGCGAACAAACAGAACGTATATCAGGTATAAGCATACGTACACACAGCATCGAGTTTGATCAAACACAAACACAAAAAGACTACTTAACTGTGGGCGGAGTATTGGATAACGTATGTAATAGTGCCTGTATGACTTGTCACGAAGGACTAAGTACTAAAATTGGTAGTTTAAAATCAAAACAATATACTATAGTAGATAATACCAATCGATTCTGGTCATTGCCACAGGACCGTATTGTACACTTAGACTTAAACGGCGGCGAACCTAGCCACAGTAAAAACTACAAAGCAGTATTGGCTAATTTGCCACCTAATGTTGAAAGCATTAGATTGAATACAAACTGTAGCACAGTATTGCACAAATTGGTAGACCTAGTTAATCGTGGTATAAAGGTAACAGTGACAGTAAGCCTTGACGGTATTCGTGACGTACATGATTTTATACGTTGGCCCATTAAATGGGACAAGTTCTATACAAATCTAATGGAATATAAACGTATGCCAGTTAAACTAAATTTATGGACCACAGTCAGTCGATTGAATGTAAAGCAATTACCTGAGATCATTGCATTTGCAAAGTTACACGGTATAGATCATGAATACGCATATTTAAAACACCCAGCAGTATTAGATGTCGATAATCGAGACCAAGAGTCTTTGGATGCATATATACAAGAACAAAAACAATTAAGAGGAATGGAATGAAAATAGCAATTACGGGACATACCTCGGGTATTGGGCAAGCACTTGCTGAAGCATACTATGGCAACGAAATCGTTGGCTTAAGTAAACGTGAAGGTAATAACATTCGTAATATTCCAAAGATTGCCAGTCTAATAGAACCCTGTGACGTGTTTATCAATAATGCACAAGAAGGATTTGCACAAACAGAATTATTATTTGAAGTCACTCGTCGCTGGTCCAACACAGATAAACATATAATAGTTATTAGTACTATGATGACTCAACAGCCAGTAAGTGTGTTAGAAGGTATGGATGAGTATCGACTACAAAAAGTTGTATTAGAACAAGCAGTACAACAGCTACGATTTAAATATCCCTCAGGACCTAAAATTACCACAGTACGTCCGGGTAAAGTTGATGATCCTACAGAATGGGCACGTACACTAGTTAAGTTATTCAATACAGCCAAAGCCAATGGATTTGCTATACCGGACATATCTCTAAGATGACACCAAAAGAAGTATTAACTAACCCTGCATTTTGTCCTATGCCTTGGACCGGGCTAATGTACAACTTTGACGGCGATGTTAAAAACTGTATTCGTAGTGCCAATGTTATTGGTAATATTAAAAACGCACCAATCGAAAGTATACTGCACAGTAATAGTAATGTTGCTAGACAAGCACTAATACTTGATCAACAACAGCCTAGTAACTGCCGGCCCTGCCATGATTTGGAAGCAGGCAAAAAAAGTTTTGATATCATTAGCGATAGAAAATTTTACATACGTGAGCTTAAACAAATACCGCTAGATATATATCAAGCAAACAATTTTAATTTACATACAATTGATGTACGTTGGACCAACCTATGTAATTTTGCCTGCACCTATTGCGGCCCTAGATTTAGTAGTAAGTGGGCAAGCGAACTGAATATCAAACAAGATGTTCCAACCGAAGAACAACGTACCCAATTCAAAGAATACATATTCAAACATGCTCAACAACTAAAACATGTTTACCTAGCCGGCGGCGAACCGTTGCTAATGAAAGAGAATTTAGAGCTACTAGATCTATTAGATCCAGAAGTTAATTTACGTATTAATACAAATCTAAGTAAAGTAGATACTAGAGTATTTGATCGTATTTGCCAATTTCGTAATGTACATTGGATTGTAAGTGTAGAAACAATAGAAGAAGAATATAATTATATTCGACATGGCGGCAGCTGGGATGATTTTTTGGATAACCTAATTGCTATCAAGAAACTAGGACACAAAATAAGTTTTAACATGTTGCATTTCATATTAAATTACCAAAGCGTATTTGGCTGTGTGGACTATTTAAAAAATATGGGTTTTCATAATAATAGTTTTATCATTGGACCGTTGCTTACTCCAGAATACCTAAACATTAGACATTTACCAGATTCTGTGCTACAATCAGTTAAGGAAACATTGGTAAAAAAGATTAGTGAACAACCTGGTTATCTACTTGAAGATAGCTATAAGAATATGTTAAACTATTTAGAACAACCAATTGAAAAAGATTTTGCAGGTTCTTTGGAACAGCTATATATACTGGATCAAAGACGCAATTTAGACAGCAGTAAAATTTTTAAAGATTTATATAACATCAAGGAAAACTATCATGGCAACTAAACCATTCGACGTAAGCAAATTTCGCAAGAGTATTACTAAAAGTATTGACGGCATTAGTGTTGGATTTCAAGATCCTACAGATTGGATCTCTACTAACAACTATGCATTAAACTATCTTATCAGTGGTGACTTTAACAAAGGTGTACCGCTAGGTAAAGTTACTGTGTTTGCTGGCGAATCTGGTGCAGGTAAAAGTTTTATTTGTTCTGGAAATTTAGTAGCCAACGCACAAAAAGCAGGCATTTATGTTATCTTAATTGATACAGAAAATGCACTTGACGAAAAGTGGTTACATGATTTAGGTGTAGATACATCAGAAGATAAATTACTTAAACTTAATATGGCAATGATTGATGACGTTGCTAAAATGATTTCAGAGTTTGTTAAGGAGTATAAAGTTATTCCTGAAGCAGAACGTCCTAAGGTCCTATTTGTAGTTGACTCGCTAGGTATGTTGTTAACTCCTACTGACGTTAATCAGTTCGAAGCAGGCGACATGAAAGGCGACATGGGTCGTAAGCCTAAAGCACTAGCAGCACTAGTTCGTAACTGTGTTAATATGTTTGGTAACTTGAACATCGGCCTAGTAACTACTGCACACACATACGCAAGTCAGGACATGTTTGATCCGGATGACAAGATTTCAGGCGGTCAAGGTTTTATCTATGCATCTAGTATTGTTGTAGCTATGCGTAAGTTAAAGCTCAAAGAAGACGAAGATGGTAACAAGGTATCAGAAGTTAATGGTATCCGTGCCGCTTGTAAGATTATGAAAACTCGTTACGCTAAACCGTTTGAGTCAGTACAAGTTAAGATCCCTTACGAAACAGGTATGAATCCTTACAGTGGACTAGTTGATATGTTCGAAGGCAAAGACTTGCTTAAGAAAGAAGGCAACAGTTTAGTTTATACACTAACTGATGGTACTATCATTAAACAATTCCGTAAGGCATGGGAACGCAACGAAAACGATTGCTTAGATAAAGTAATGGCTGACTATGCAGCTAATCCACATCATGTTGTTGCCGCTACTGCAACAGTTGATGAAGAAACAGGCGAGATTGTTGAAGAAGTAGAAACAAAAACCAAGAAGTCTAAAAAAGAGGAAGTTGCAGAATGACTATAGATGTAGAAGTTCTTAGCGAACTATATACCATTATGAAACAGTACGTTCCTAGTAAGGATCGTCAAGAGTGTGCAGATAACCTAATGAGTGTTATGGTTGATATGTTAGGCGACCAAGAGCTTAAAGAGTTTGGCACTACTGATGCTACACTTAAACGTGCTCTTAAAGAGTATACAGCCAATGACGAAGTTGAAGATGAAGATTCTGACGGGGACGAGTGGTAATCTGTGTGGTATAATAAGATAGTTTCAAACTTAGGCGAAATTCCCGCTTTTATAGATTACTATGAGCGGGAATTAATTGCGGCCAAAGCTGATATTAAAATTCGTGGTAAAGTTGAAAAAGAACTTAGCAATTTACCCGGCGAAACAGAACATCGTTTTAATCAGCTACAAGAAATAGAAGCAGTCTTGGAGCATCTTAATATACAGTTGCGTAAGATTAGACAGTATCATTATAAAAAATATTTAGAAGCATATAATCGAGCATTAACCAGTCGTGATGCAGAAAAGTATGCTGAAGCCGAAGACGAAGTTATTGATATGGAAACAATCATTAACGAAGTTGCACTATTGCGTAACAAATGGTTGGGTGTCATGAAGGGCATTGAATCAAAAAACTTTATGCTAGGACACGTAGTTCGACTACGTACAGCAGGAATGGAAGATATCACAGTATCATGACAGACTGGAAACAACGAGCCGATGAACTATTAGCAGAATTTAATCTTTGTTGCCGTGCCAAGCCCCGACATGATGCGGTAAATATACAGTTAGAAAAAGATACGGTGGCTAAGTTTGCCCATCACTTGAATACACAACGTGGTTGGGGAACGGATAACGAAATTGCCGAAGCATGTTACCAGCTTGAACCTCGACTACAACGATTAAAAGAAAAATTAGTAATGGAAATATTAACAAATGGCCCTGTTTAAAAACGCATACGCTAGTCACGAACATAGTTTAGAAATACTAAACATGATTTATGGCTACGATTCATTTCTCGATAATTTAACTGCAATAGCTGATATGGGCTGTGGTCACGGATTAGATACAGAATGGTGGGCAACCCTGGAAACAAGAGATGATCCACCACAACCCCATAATTATGTAGTGTTTGCAGTAGATCAAAATATTAAAGAATTAGATTTAGATATTTCTAAGATACCTAATGTTCAACCAATTGCTAGAAATTTTGAAGAGAAAAGAATTTTACCACGTAACGTGGATTTAATTTGGTCTCATGACAGTTTTCAGTATGCAAGAAATCCGTTTACTTGTTTAGCCAATTGGAAAGAACAATTAAACGTCAATGGTATGTTGTTAATGGCAATACCGCAAACAACATATATACAAAACAATAAGCTAGTTGTTTCCAACTATAGCCAGCAATACTATAGCTACAATATATTAAACATGATGTATATGTTAGCTATTAGCGGGTTTGATTGTCGCGATGCTTATTTCTATCGTAAAGAAAATACACCATGGTTGTACATTGGCGTATACGCTAGTGAACATGCACCATTAACTCAAGATGCAACATGGTATGATCTAGCCGATCGTAATTTAATCAATGACAGCGTTATTAATAGCGTAACCAAGTATGGATATGCTAGACTTGAAGATGTTATAGTAAGTTGGTTAGATAAAAACCTGTATCAAATAAAAGACTAATGAAAATTGTAATTGTCACTGGCGGATTTGATCCTATACATTCAGGACATATTAGTTATTTAAATCATGCACGTCATCTTGGTGACATGCTGGTAGTTGGTTTAAATAGTGATCCTTGGCTTGAGCGTAAAAAGGGTCGAGCATTTATGCCCTATATAGAACGTAAGTGCATATTAGACAATTTACAAATGGTTGATCATGTTATTGGATTCAATGACAATGATGGCACAGCTATAGATGCTATCCGCTGGGTCAAAGACCTTTATCCCGATGATGAAATTGTATTTGCCAATGGCGGTGATCGTACTGCTACAAATATTCCTGAAATGTCAGTTGAAGGTGTAGAGTTTGCGTTTGGTGTAGGCGGTACAGACAAGGCCAACTCAAGTAGTTGGATCTTAGAAGAATGGAAATCTCCTAAAACTCTACGTCCGTGGGGATATTATCGTATACTGTACAATATTCCTGGCACCAAAGTTAAAGAACTAGTAGTTAATCCTGGCTGTAGCTTGAGTATGCAACGACATAAAATGCGTAGCGAATACTGGAAAGTAACACAGGGAATGGCTCGAGTAGTTAACGATACAGGTACAACTACCTTGGGTGTACATGGTAGCTATTTTGTAGCACGTACAGAATGGCATCAATTGACTAATCCTTTTCCAGAACCCCTAAAAATGATAGAAATACAGTACGGTCCTGAGTGTATCGAAGAAGATATAGAACGCAGATAAATACTAGATGCGTAATTTAATCAACATCATCACTGAAGCTACTATTGCAGACTATCCAATGGGTACAAGTTACCTAATTAGTGGTAGTGACAAAGGTCGTGCTATGGCTGCTGCACTAGCACATCAAGGTATTAACGTTGAAGAACCAATGGTCAGTGTTGATTGGTCCGAAGCACAAAATCCTAAAAAGTGGAAAGCTACTGTGGGTAAAAATGCACCCGGTGTAGCTAGCCAAGCATTCCGAGATGCCGATGAACAACTATGGGTTTATCATGGCGGTGCCAGTGGTATGAATAGTTGTTTTGTACACGCAGACAAACTAGCTAACCGTGGCGAAATTGCTGAAGGTATTCTTGGTGCTGCTATGTTTGCCAAGTTTACTAAACGTGCCCCAAGAGAAGAAATTGCCCAGGTTACAGTACAAGATATTGAACGTATTCTTGCACAACTTAATCCTAAAGAAAAAGACGTATACTCTGTAACAGTTAACGATGCTGACAATCGTCATGCTGATACTATTACATTTGACCTATTCTTAAAAACAAAGCCATATCAAGACTTAATGGATTTGAAAAAACGCGAAGCACTAAAACAAGAGTTTGCAAGTGCAGCCGCTTATGTAAACACTCCTAATGCAGAACGTTATAGTCGTTACTTTTATATCAACGGCAAAACAGACAGTATTGAAATTATTGCCAATGGAGCACTAGCTGAAAAGTCTAGTAAAGTTGACGTGTTTGTACAAGTTAATGGACGTCGTTTACGACTAAACACCAGTCTTAAAGTTGGTGGCGTTAAACAGTTTGGCCAAGTTGGCGGAAGTGAAATGGCCAGCATGATTAAACTATGGCGTTACTTTGGTGTTGATGTTGCACCAATGGCTAAGAAATTTGAAAAGATGCGCGACCAGGATCAATTCCAAGCACTTGAATATATGTACCGCAATATTGCTGATCAGTTAAGTCGTGAATTGCGTGGTAACAATGATAAAACCGAAGCATCATTTGTAGTAAAAGTTGCTGACGCTGTTTCTTATTTTGCAACACTTGGCGAAAAGAATGTAGAGCTAGTTGACTTTAGCAAGGGCGGCTTTAAGATTTTACGTTTTAATGATCTAGTACAAAAATTACGTAGTGTTAACTTAACAGCAACTTATAAAGAAGACAAAGGTCGCCCAGAGATTGGCATTCATGATGTATCCAATCCTAAACGTGAATTAGTTAGTGTTCGTGTTAAAATTGAAAATAAAAAAGACGGTCCTTATGTGCGAAATATTATTGAAAAAGGTCCGTTACTAGAAGAATTGGCTACAGTACAAAAAAGTGAGTGGAAACCAGCTACTGGATCTAAAGCTATTCCAAAAGCACCCGCTCCGGCTGTTGCAAAAGCACCTGTTGCAAAAGCACCTGCACCTGCACCTGCTCCAGTAACAACAGAACCAGCTGACGCAGATGAAATGGAGCCAGGAACAACCAACGACGAACTTAGATTTTCAGAATCTCGACAACGTCGTGTAGTTGCTGAATCCCCACGCCAGCGTCGCAAATAATATCAAACTCTAAATAATAATGATTCTTTCATTTAACCCTCACGGGACGTATCACGTTGGTGAGAATACCTATCTTAATAAAACAGAAGCGGCGTATCAATCAAGTATGCAACGCAAGCCAATGCATTGGGATTTTCACACGGATGTATATTCAAAATTTGATTGGACCAAGCGTCCACCTGGAACTATTAAAGAACATTACAAAAACCGTGCCCAACAAATAAGAGATTCTTATGATCATGTAGTTATTCCTTTTAGTGGGGGTATGGATAGTTACACAGTATTGCATAGTTTTTTAAGTAACAATATACACGTTGATGAAATATGGACTAATTGGCCACTAAAGCAGATTAAATATCAACCTGTTTGTACTACTGAACGTGATGAAATGAATATTTTGTCTGAATACAAATATGCAGTATTGCCGGTATTAGAATATGTACGTAAAAATTTTCCAAAAACTAACATTGTTATTAATGACTACAGCGAAGAATTCCATGGCGAATTTACTGAACATCAAGTCAAATTAGCAACTACATGGCAAAGCCCTAGTTCGCATCACAGAGGACAAGGCCGATCTGATTTATGTGATGCTGCCTTAAAACAAAATAAGCGAGTGGCACGAGTATATGGATTTGACAAAATAAAACTTCGTGTGACTAACAATCAACTGTATGCATTTTTTACTGATCATTTTGGATCGGGCGAAATAACTACCGGCGAAGTAGCAGAATTTTTCTATCATTCTCCTAATGCACCATTAATACCAATACTGCAAGCACATTGCCTTAAAGATGCCTTGGCCAGCAGGACGCTAGTAGAGTTAGACCCAACATCATATGTTGACGGTCTATGGGCCATCGGTGAACGTGGATTATTAAATGTTTTATATATGGAAGTATGCTACCCAGATTTTCCAAAAGATACATTTCAAACTGGTAAACCAATGGGAACATTGATACGTAAAAGTGATTTATGGTTAAAAGACTACAGTCCAAGATTTTACAATAGTTGGAAATGGGTATATGATCAATACTTTAACAGCTTAGATGACAAATTATTACAAAAAGTCGATGATACTGTAGTTGGTTTAAATTATTATGCTTCTGGTAACTATTTGGTTGCAGACAACTTTAAATGCCGAGAGTTTGATTTTAGTCCTAATGTGATAAGATCTACTTGACTTTTAAATCACAATAGTATATAATACTTGTATTGGGCCTTTAGCTCATGTTGGTTAGAGCAAACGACTCATAATCGTTGGGTGGTCAGTTCGACTCTGACAAGGCCCACCAAATTTGCAGTATAAATAGTAAACAAATTTGCCCCGATGGTGGAATTGGTAGACACGCTGGTCTTAGAAGCCAGTATCGTAAGGTGTGCGAGTTCGAGTCTCGCTTGGGGCACCATCCAAATATTCTTTCCAACTAATTTTTCCAAAAG